CGCGGTCAGTTGACATTAGTCGAACTGGCTAAAAGAACACACAATAAGGAGCTTCTAACCATTGCCGAGGTTCTTAACGAAGATAATGAACTCTTCGATGACGCGGTATGGGTAGAGAGTAATGATTTAACGTCCCATGTCTTTACACAGAGAACTTCTTTGCCAACTGGTTCATGGCGTCAGGTGAATGAAGGTGTTGTGGAAGAAGCATCTTCAACCAATCAGAAAAGAGAATCCATCGGTATTCTGGAAGCATTTTCAAAGGTAGATGCGTTTCTGGTAGATAATGCGCCCAATCCGACTCAGTATCGGACTGACGAGGATATGGCTTTCGTAGAAGGCCTTGGACAGAACCTTGTCGAGAAATTCTTCTACGGGAATGAAGCAACCGATCCTGAACAGATTACCGGCCTTTCAGTACGGACTGCATACGATGCGACGACCGATGCGAATGTATGGGATGCAGGTGGTGGTGGTGACGATACTACGTCAATCTGGATTATTCAGTGGGGGCCACGGAAAGTACACCTTGTTTATCCCAGAGGTTCACAGAGCATGGGTATCAAGAGAACCGATCTCGGCAAACAGATTGCCTACGATTCAGAATACAATCCTTTTATGGCCTACTGGTCAAACTTCGTTGCGAATGTCGGAATTTGTATTCGTGATGATCGCCACGTGCAGAGAATTGTCAATATCGAAAGTACCGGCGCGGCAAACATCTTTGATGAGGATCTCTTGATTAAGGGACTGAACCACATGCCTGGGCGTGGTGCTGGAGCAGTTATCTACATGAATGAGACCATTCTTTCGCAGATGGACATTCGTGCAAAGGATAAATCCAACGTAAACTGGCAACCTGGAGAAGCCTTCGGGAAACCAATAACCTATTTTAACGGGCACCCTGTAAAGAAAGTTGACCAGCTCGTTATTACAGAAACAGCGATATAAGGAGGTATATCATGATAATGGATTCTAAGTTAATATTGTCTGATGGACAGGCAATCACGGCATCTGCGGCTTCCGATAATGAAATAGATTTCGGTGCTGCGGGTTTGGATATAGGTCAGGGGAATCCGATATACCTTGAAGTGTGGTTGGATACGGCGTTTGATACGTCGGCGAATACGCTTACCATAACGCTTAAGGATAGTCCTGATGGGACGACCTATACTGACAGGATGGTTGTACTACCGGCAAAGGCAACATCAGCTCTTTTGACTGCTGGTAAGTTACAGAAAGTCGCACTTCCCTATAATCTGGCACGGTATATCGAACTCTACTATACCGTTTCGGCTGGTCTTACTTCAGGGAAGATCAATGCTTTCCTGACGATAGGTTAAGGAGGTATTATGGGTGCAACAATAAAAAAGAGTGAAGGAAGGAAAATAGATTATATGTGTCGGACAAAGTGCATGTTTAATGGTCGTATGCACTACGCAGAAGTAATCTATACCTTTACTTCAGATGTTAAACCACCTGAACATTTTGAAAAGTTGGGGCCTCACAAGGAAGATGTTTCTTTTGAAGCGCAGATTTCTGTACTTCGGGAAGAGATAGAAGAGTTGAAGGAACAACTCGCCAAGAGTAGGGGTGGTCGGCCAAAGAAGGAGGTTTCAAATGAAGAAATTACTTAGTGTCCTCATTGTCCTATTCCTCATCCCATTTCTGTGTGGAAGTGCGGGTGCGGCAAAGACATGGAAGGATATGAATCTTGAGGACTGTACCATTGTTGGTACGTTGTCTGGTCTGGATGCTGCTGATATTCCAAATGTTGTTAGGTACTATCAGTTGCCACTTCAGTCGTTTATTACAACTGATCCCTATACGATAACAGCATCAACAAATCCAGGTTGGGCAATAGGAAGTTCATATCCAATGCTTGTATGGGCTGATGGAGAAACTACACCGGTACTTACTACGTTTAGGATTCCTTCTGACTATGCTTCTGGTGGGTTGTTTAAAGTGCTTGCAACCGAATCGGCTGCATCTACAGATAATCAGATTGATTTCGATGTGTATATCAACAAAGACGGACAAGCGTATGATTCGGCGGCAACTGGACAGACTCCAGTAGAGATTGCGGCAGTTACAACGACTCCCGATGAGGTTACTTTAACAGTGGCTACCGATTTTGCTTCATTGGCGGCTGGTGATTGGGTAACTCTCAGGATTTGGAGAGACGATACTGCAACGGGTACAGCAGATATGCAAGTGAGAGGAGTAGCATTTTATTATACAGCTACCCAATAACAATAAGGGGGCGGTTCTTGTAGCCGCCCTCTTAACACTTTGTTGTGTTTTAAGATTCCCATGTGACGACATAAGGTTGTCCATGAGATTGCTCTTTGAGATTTTTACCGTATTCGGAGTATCAGTCTGGATATGGCGAATCAATAAATGGGTATCAGTGTTTCTCTTATTTTCGTTACTTTCAATGGTGTATCCATTTTATGATAGAGAATCCTACCTAGCGTTTCTTTCTATTTTCTTTGGGATTATTTGTTACGGGATGATAGTAGAGTTATTCACTAAAGAAACAGTTAAGTATCTCTACAATGCCATTTGCATAATCGTGTTGATAAACCTCGCATACCTCGTATTGCAGTATTTAAACTTAGATCCTCTGTTTATTGGAAAGGACGGAATATCACATAATCTTCCAGTTGCACTTATGGGAAATAAAAACTTTGCATCGGCATTACTTGCCTTTGGTTTTGCGGCTTTTCTCAGAAAAAGATGGTGCTGGTTTATTCCACTAATTGTTCTGGGTTTGATTTTCACTAAGACTACAGGTGGAGTATTTGCTATAGGAGCAGGATTAGTTACTTATGTAATTGTAGGTGGTTTTAGTTGGTGGTATCTGATTGCTCCCATTGTCGGTGGATTAGTTTACTGTCTTGTCGATATTCCTGATTTAAGTATTAAAAGTGCAAGATTTCAAGCGTGGTATTTTGCGTTAGTTCTTTTTAAAGAACACTGGTTCATGGGTTCGGGGATAGGCCACTGGAAGATAATCGGTAAGATAAAGTTAGACATTCTTTTTAACCAATGGTGGGTCTGTCTACATAACGAATTTTTACAGGGACTCTTTGAAATGGGAATCGGATTTGCAGTTATAGTTGGTGGGTATTTCATTAACGCAATCAGAAGATTTAAAAAAGATAGTTTGATACCATTCACGGCACTTATAATCATTGCGGTTAATTCATTGGTGAATTTTCCGTTTCATATAGGAACAACGGCATTAATTGGAATAGTTTGGTTAGCTATTTTACAAATAAGGAGTGAATGATGGAAGCAAAAGAATGGTGTGAATCAAGTGGTGTAAAGACTGCATCGGCTGAAATTTCAGATGAAGCGTGTTACTTCTATGGCATTGTTATAACGACCGATGCTACGAATGATGCGACAGTCAGTTTTTACGATAGTGAAGATAACTCTGGAACGAAACTTCTTCCTGATATGGTATTCGCATCCGCTACCGACTTGAGGGATCACAAGATACTTCTTCCCTATCCGATAGCATTTAGCACTGGGTTGTATATTGGATTATCAGTTGCTGGACAGGGTTCAGCGTCATATGTGGCACTCTATCGTAAGAGGAGGTAATAAGCAATGGCCACGAGCTGGACGAGTCTCAACAATCAGGCGTTGGCAATGCTTGGTGCTGACCAAATCTCCAATATTGATACTGATACAACCGATAATGCGGTAAAATGCAGAGCTGTGTATGAAAGTGTCAGAGATGAACTTCTCAGGTCGCATGAGTGGAATTTTGCGATTGCATGGTCATCCGTAGCAGCATTAGCCGCTGATCCTGATAATCCTGATTTTGAATACAACTACACATTGCCTACCTCACCTTACTGTTTAAGGGTTCTGAAAATTGAAGGTGACTACCCCTTTAGAATTGAAGGGCGAAAACTTCTAACTGATGAATCCTCACCAGTTAATATCAAATATATATCAAGAGTATCTAACGCGGCAACTCTCGATGTTTCATTCGTATCGGCCTATACTATTCTCTTGGCTATACGTCTTTGTTTACCAATAACCACTTCCCGTACATTAAAAGAAGATTTAAAGAAA